CCTGTCTACATTCAGTCAGGCCACCATATCAGGGATGATATCTCGTGCCTCCAAGATCATCACTCAGTACTGTGATGTAGATGGCTTCTTCAAAATGGCTGTCACAAATGAGCGAGACCGAGCACAGATCTCTCCGAATGGTGATATGACTATCAGCTTCAGGCGAAGGCCAGTGGCCGATGGTGATGTCAGTGCAATTCGCCTAGTCGGTGTCGGCATGAGCCAGAGCTTGACCCTGACTGATAATGGCAGTCGTGTCTACTTCATTCCGAAGCCAAGTACCTATGTTATCTACCCGAGCAATTATCTGATCAGTATGGGCCGAGGCTTGCTCCACCTTGACAGCTCGGATCTGTTCTATGAGATTGACTACACTGGAGGCTATGCCACAGACATTGCCGATCTGCCAGAGGATCTCAAGGAAGCATGCACACTGTATGTCCGAGATATGGTCGCTCGCAAATTCAATCCGACTGGAGCACAGAGCTTCACACAAGGTCGAGTCAGCATGAGCTTCGGCTATTCAGCAGGTCGCTCAAAGTCTGCACTGGTCTCTGCTGCTGAAGATATCCTGGACTCTGGAGGCTATGCCAGGAAGGTGATCTGATGCCTCCTGTACTTGACAAGATTGTATTCATCTCGAGATTCGAGAAGACCTCCACTGATATTGACAAGGAGCGGTATGTCACACACTCTGGCTATCTAGGACCAGGGCAGATTCGCACTGCTGCAGTCAGAGCTAATATCCAGCCATCATCGGCCGAGACAACAGTGCTCGTGGATGGTGTCTTCGGCAAGACATTCGATATGTTTACTGCAGCCTCTGGTGTTGTGGAAGGCATGAAGGTGACTGTCTCTGGCACTGGCGAGGAGTACTTTGTGAGAGGCCGACAGGTACATGACAATGGAATTCTGCCAGACCACTATGAGCTGGTACTAACAAAGGATAAGCGATGAGCGGTGGACTAGCAGTCAATGTGGAAGTGGTCGGATTGAATGATCTGATCCATGACATCAAGAAGGCAGGCGGAGATGCCGAGCCTCTAGTGACTGCTGCTCTGACAAACTCCACTGTGCATGCACAGCAAGAGATCAGACAGCGAGCTCCACATGCCTTTGGTACACTGCAGCGATCGGTACTCACTGAGGTCCGCTTCCCTGAAGGTCAGGTCGAAGCACAGGAGTCATATGCTCCAGATGTCGAATATGGTACTACTGGCCACACGCCTGCAGCCGATGCTATTGAGCGATGGATCAAGAAGAAGGGTATCCCAAGCGAAGCACTCTGGCCGATCATCAAGACCATCGAGAAGCGTGGTACTCGAGCACAGCCATTCTTCGGTCCTGGATGGGAAGCCTCGCAAGGATTCATCAATGATCAGTTTGATAGAGTCATGGACAAGCTCATGTCCGCTCTAATGGGGAGGAGATAGCAATGTGGAATGAATTATCGGCAGCAATCAAAACTGTGGTCCAGACAAGCAATGAGGTCGATTCGACTCAGGTCTTCGACTATGCCAAGAGCAAAATGGAGCACTATCCATGCATTACTATTACACCTCTTGAATCACCAGAGGCATTCTTTGCTGACACCTCGAGGAATCAGCGATCATATAACTTCGCAATCAGGATCTATCAGGAGCGAATGGAGCAGGGTGAAGAAGCCAGCGAGCGTATTATGCGGACCATTGTCGATGACCTGATCAGCAAATTCGATGCAGACATCTATCTCGGAGCAACTCTTCAGGGGCGTGGCTTCTGTCGGCCGATCCCGAGCAGGTGGTCATTCGTGCAAGGTGAGCAAGTGAATACTCGCATGGCAGAGATTATCTTGACCTGTGTGGTTATACAGTAGAGCCAAATCAAATATAATACGAATAGAGGAGAATAAATCATGTCACTAGATATCGGAAGAAAAGGATGGGCTGGAGTCGCAGTAGAGGCTACCGCTGGTGTGCCAGTACCGCAGACTGACATCGTACCATTCACCGAAAATACTTTGATGGCCAAGCATGAGCCTATTCCAAATGAAGCAGCTTATGGTGTCCGAGAGAAGACCTTCGATGCAGTGATCGGCAAGAAGTGGTCCGAGGGATCAATCTCAATCAATGCTGATGCTACAAACACAGGTCTATTCTTGTATGCAGCACTCGGCACAAACAGTCCAGCTAATGTCGCTGGCTCAGTTTACGATCACACAATGACTCGTAACAACAGCAACACTCCAAAGACTCTGACAATCAATCAGGCTCGTGGATCTATCGATAAGCAGTACTACCGCAATGTCGCTGTGAAGACTCTTGAATTCAGTGTGAGCGATGCACTTGTGGAAGCAAAGGCATCATTGCTCGGTAAATTCCCTGTCACTACTACATCAGGAAGCCTCACGACTGCTTCAGGCAGCGTGTATAGCTTCGCTGATTCTCGCTTCGCATTCGGTGCTACAGTCGCAGCAGCAGGCTCAGCAACCAACCTGAAGCCACATGACTTCAAGCTCACACTTGAAAACAACACCACAGCAGTATTCCGACATGGATCTGCAGAGCCAGACACAATCAATCACGGTGAATTCGAAGCAACTGTCGAAGCCTCACTCTACTTTGAAGGCACTACTGAGCGTGACAACTTCTACAACCTGGACCGACAAGCAGCAAGCTGGAAGGTCAATGGTCCTGGCATCGGTGGTGGATACAGCTCTAGCCTGGAAGTCCGCATGTATCGAACATACTATGAAGACTTCCCTCTGGAGACTGGACTATCAGACTTCTATGCTGTCAAGTTTAAGGTCCGCTGTGCATACGATAATGCCAACAGTGCAAGTGTCGATGCTGTCTTGAGGAATGTACGATCAAGCTACTAATAACTAGGGAGGTGCAAACACATGGCGTATTTTAAGGAAGGCCGAGCGACTAGGAAGGTCACTCTACCAACTAACAAAGATTACTGGGTCGAGATATACCTCGGTATTAAGTGGGGTCAGACAAAGCATTCGATGGTCCTGAAGGATGATGGCGAAGTCGATATGGTATTGTCGGCCGACAAGATGCTGATGATGATCGTCAAGGACTGGAATCTCGATGGCGTGGATGGCAAGATTGCCGAGATCAACGAAGAGAATATGGATATGCTTGAGCCAGCAGATGCTCTATACCTGATAAAAGAATCTGGTGCAGATGAGGCAACTGCCAAACAAGCAAAAAAAAACTCAGCCAAGACTTGATATCCTACTTCAGCTCTGATGATAAGGAGCGACCAGTGCCAAGACCATACCTGGACTACTTGCTCTGCAAGGAATTCGGGTGGACCATTGCTGAGCTGGATGATCAGCCTTCAGATAGGATACTCGAATTCTTGACTATAATAAGAATAGAGGGGAGCTTCAAAGACATCGAGAGGCAAAAGCTCGAAGCTGAGATGAAGTGATATGGCAAAAACAAGAGATCTACTAGTCAAAATCAATGGAGACACATCTGGTCTCGAGAAGGCTCTCGGCAAAGCGGAGAAGTCTTCTGGTGGCCTGGGTGCTGCATTCAAGAAGGCTGAAGGTGGATCTTTTGCATTGCTCGGTGGCTTGACTGCTGCTGCTTCAGCAGCTGCTGTGTTCGGTGCAAAATCAATGGAGGCATACAATGCATCTGTCGAAGCCAGCACAAAGCTCAGGACCAACCTGCTCAATGTGAAGGGTGCTACTGAAGAGCATGTCAAAGCTCTCCAGGATCAGGCAGCTCAGCTCCAGAAGGTCGGTATCATTGAAGATGATGCGATCATTGCTGGTCAGTCTCAGCTTGCTACATTCAACCTGCAGGGCTCTACCATTCAGAAGCTAACTCCGAAGATCGCTGACATGGTGGCACAGCTCAAGGGCCACAATGCCACCGCTGCAGATATGGTCACGATCAATAATCTAGTCGGTAAGGTGATGACAGGCAATGTCGGTGCATTGTCTCGCTATGGTGTCAATCTATCAGAGAGCCAGAAGCAACTGCTGGCACAAGGCGATGAGACACAGCGAGCCAATACTTTGAATGAAGTCCTGGCTCAGAACTATGGCAAGGTGAATGAAGCACTCCGCAAAACTCCACAGGGCCAGATGACCGCATTCAAGAATACATTCGGTGACTTCATGGAGCTGGTCGGAGAATTCACAAGCAACTTGATCGGCCCTCTGGTCGGTGCATTCAATGACTGGTTTGAATCTATGGGCGGTCCTGAAGGTGTCATGAAGGCCATGAAGGATACGATGGAAGCATTGTCTCCATACTTCCCTGTGATCGCTGGTGCAATTATCGGTGGGCTCGTGCCTGCCTTCGTTGCGATGGGTGCTGCTACATGGGGAGCACTTGCTCCACTGCTGCCATTCATTGCTGCAGGTGCTGCACTCGGACTCGGAGTCAAACTGCTTATTGATCACTTCGGAGGTCTTGATCAAGTCATGAAGAAGCTGCAGCCAGTGATTCAAGTTATGGGCCAGCTCTGGAATGATTATCTCAAGCCTGCTCTGATGGAAGTATGGAAGGTATTCCAGGAGCGACTACTGCCAGCACTCAAGCAATTATGGGATCAGATCTCTCCGATCCTGATTCCAGTACTCAAGACTCTCGGCATTATACTGGGTGCTATTGTCTTTGCTCAGATCATGATCTTCGTGGAAGGGCTCAGGCTGGCGATCGGATGGATCAGCAACATTATCAACTGGGTGAGCAATGCTATCCAGTGGCTCAAGAATTTTGTGGGAGCAGTCGGCCGAATCGCTGGTGACATCGGCTCTGCTCTGGCTGGTGTATACAATGCAATCGTGACACCATTCTCCAAAGCATTCGACTACATCTCAGGCATCCCTGGCAGGATAGTCGGAGCGATCGGCAATGTCGGCCAACTACTGAGAGACAAGCTCGGTGACTGGGATATCCCTGGTCCACTCGGCAAGGTCCGAGATGTGATCCCTGGATTCGCAGAGGGTGGATTCACTGGTCGTGGTGGAGTCAATGAGATCGCTGGTATTGTCCACAAGGGTGAGTATGTTATACCTCAGAAGGATGTCGATCAGCTATCGGGTCGGCCGAAGCTCTTCGGCAGTGATGAGCGTATTGATACAGGCGGTGCTTCTGCAGGTCCACAGACAGTGATCAACTTCGATCCAACATTCCAGATCGGAATGTATGCTGGCATGCCAACAGAGTACCGAGAACTGGCTGAGAGAATGTGGGTGGAATTCCAGAGGATCGCTCAGAGCAACGGAATTAAACTACAAACAATCGGAGCGAGGTCACAATAATGGCAGTACTACCAATCACAGTAAACTCAGGCACACTACCTCGACAGCCATCAAAGCTCCGAGAGTGGCGTGAGTATATTCAGACAGACAAATTTGCAATCGATGGGGCGGTCCAGCGGAATCGCATCAGGACTCCGAGCAATCCGCTCGGCTTCAAATTCAATGTGGAGATGATCTTCGAGAACATATCGACCACAGAATTTGCTCAGCTTGATGCATACTTCCTGCCTGGATCTGGTGTGAATTATTACAATCCGAGTAGCAAGTATGGTGTGCTCTCATTCAGTGGCCTGCCATATCCAGATGAGACAGATGACTATGCCCCTGGTGACTCGCTCTTCACAACATACAAAGTCAAGATAAGGCAATTCTAATGCAGACAGTATCGAGCGGATGGGGGAATAAAATATCCATCGGTGCTCGGCACATCGGATATGGTGTGCTCATGGCACTGATGCGGACTACTGCAACAGGGGTCAGATTCTTCACGATCAATCAGTCTCGTATCGGTGGACCTGACATGCTCAAGGGTGGTGGAGACTTTGTGACATTCTTCGACAAGTATCGCTTCGATGATGTGTCTCCATTCGTGACATCGATCTCAGTCCAGAAGAACATCGGCCAATATCCATATGGGATCATCATGGCTCAAGCTGATGTGGAGCTCGACAACACCACAAAAAAATTCTTGCCTGGCTATGATACGACAGTCGGCTCTGGTGTCGGTCTACCGAATCGGCCGATCAAGCTGTCGATCGGAATCGAGGATGAGTATCTCAAGCTCTTCACAGGCTTCACCTCGCAGCCAAAGGCCACGCTGAATAATCGCATGGTCCAGATGCATGCCTTCGATGCATTCAACTTTATCAATGGTGCTCGAGCTACGACAAGCGGTGCATTTGTCAATGCTCCATTCCACAATGTCGTGGCATCAGGCATGGCTGAGATGGGCTTCAGCTCCAGCCAGTATGTGATCGATAAGTCACTGCAGCAGAATATCGGCTACCTGGCCACCTATGATCGCAAGTGGGGAGATGTCTTCAAGGAGGGCTGTGAGGCGGAGCAAGCGATCATGTTTGTGGATGAGGCTGGTATTATCCGCTTCTGGAATCGACAGCACTTCCTGACAACCTCTGGCACTCCACGCTTCCAGCTATCCTACAGCAAGCTGACTGACCTGCAGTGGCAGAATACTTCGATCATCAACGATGTGATCGTGAAGGCCAAGCCTCGAGCGGTCCAGGCTCGGCAGAAAATATGGGAGGCCACAAGCAATATCGAGCTGGCTGGTGCAGCCGACACTGAATACTTTGTAGACTTCTCCGATGATAATGGTCCGCTGCCAGCCACGACCATCGACATTCCGAAGTACATCACCACAGCCAGCGGATCTCAGAGCTTTTATGCTACCAATGAATTCGAGGATGGATCTGGCCTGGCTCGCAATGATCAGATCACGCTGCTCTCGGCATACAATCTCGGAGGCACTACCTACAAGCTCACCTTCCGCAATGCCTTCACGAGCACTCTGTACCTGACTCAGCTTGTGATATATGCCACACCTGCAAAGGTCACTCAGGTGATCGAGGAGCGTATCCAGGACCAGACATCCATCGATGCCTTCGGCCGAAACCCTGCCAACAATGGCGAGCCGATTGTGATCGAGAATAATATGATCCAGGATAAGAGTACAGCGAGAACACTTGCATATACACTTGTCAAGGAATACAAGTCTCCAGGCAAGCGATTCATCTGCCCTGTAGCGGTCCAGTCTGATCCTGCTCTGCAGATCGGAGACTTCGGCCTGCTTCATGTCGAGGATACCAATGAGACCAAGAGTGTCTACATCACTGGAATCACAAATAACATTCAGCGGAATGGTGACTACACACAGACTCTGGAGGTCGAAGAGCGGACAATCAGTCGGTACTTTACGATCAATCAGAGCAAGATCGGTGGCACTGATGCTATCGCTCCATAGAATTTGACATATAATACAGATAGAGGAGAG